CCAACATTATTTGTCATTTGGTGAGCACCTGGATTGAACTTAACAAGAACATCTGGGAATGCATCACTTGGATCTGACACGTGAGAAACGATGCGGAATGCTGCCGCAGCCGTTTTTACAGTAGCATCCAATGCTGACGTAGAGTTACCTGTTGAGGTATTGCCTGTTGAGGTACTCTGCGCTGCCGCAAAGAATGTGTTTGTGCCAATGATTGTTTGAGCACCTGTACCATCAAGCTGCGCTTGGAACAGTACATTTGGATCATCAATCACATAGGCTTTAATAGCACCACCATTGGCTGTACCAGATGGATAATGCTGATCCTGTATCACTTGACCTGAAGAGTTAACGTATTCACAACCAACGAAAACGCCTATTGCGCCAACGCCTGAAGTGCCTGAAATGCTATTGGAGGTTAGGTCTGCACCTGAACCTGTAGCCAACGCAATGTACCCATCTGCCCCGATTATAACAGCTTGACCATAAAATAGATTAGTGGCCTCACCTGCGGGATCGATGAGATATTGGTTCGTAGAACCTGCATACGGCATTCCGTCTGATCGTCTGATCGGACGTAGACCGTAGGGAGCTGCTGTAGTAGCCATGTCTCATACTCCTAAAAGTTTAAAATTACGACAAGCTACCCTTTCGAGTCACTTGCCAAACGAAGATCGTGTGCTTCGCTCTGGATTTAGAACGGGCATACGAGGGTCTGAGTTACGCAAGTAGCTATTATCCACAGCATCCATTTGGCCTTCGGCCTGTCTTTGCTGTGCATCACGTCTAGCTTGCACATTTTCGGCATCATTCTGACATAGCAGCAATCCACCGACCTCAATATTGTCTGTAAATCGAGAATCGATATCAGACACAACTTGAAGGTTTGGGTGATCATCTTTACGAACAGGTGTCCATCCCTCACGAAATCTAGAAGAAACATTCGTATTGTCACTATTCCCAAGTGTTGATGTGCGAACCCATCGGTATTCAATACCGTTTCTAGGTTCGGGGATTGGTAACGCCGAAGGTCTTTCCCATGTCACCTTACGTTTTGACTCGTCACGAGTCTCTGTGTTGCGTGAGTTTCGGTTCGTCATCTTTTCACTTCCTTCATTAATTGCGCCGCATATTGTTCATTTGTCAGACCAAGTCTCTTGGCGAGAGAAACCTGCGTTGAGGTCAGTTGCACTTTGCGTGGTTTTTTACCGCTTCTAGCGGCAGGGGCAACCACGTTGCCTGTCTGACGTTGAGGTGCTAATTCCTCAAAAGGCTCATCGTCAAACTCATCTGGGAAGACACGACGCATCGCATCATCAATTTCATTATAGTACTCTTCAGTGTCTGGCGCAATACCACTTTTTACAAGTTTTTCATGAACGCCAAATGCATACCCTGTCATTTCAGGATCGTAGTCTTTGCTCCACTCCCCAAACCAAGGGTTGTCTTCTGACCACTCCACACCCATTTGACTGGGTTTTCGAGGCTGCATATTCTGCTGTTGGTACTGTGGTTCTGGCGCAGGCTTAGGCGCAGGTCTAGGCTTGTATGAATCATACTTATCCTTTTCTACACTAAGCTTTGCTATTGCTTCTTGAGCTTCGATAAGAGCATCAGAGTCACCAGTTTCATACGCTGACTTGTAAGCAGTCCTAGCCTTCTCTAGCTGTGCGTCTACCCGACCTTTGGCTTGATTGACTAGAACTACCTCACCATCATTGATGGTTCTCTTGAGCTTATCGTTCTCCTGTTTGATTTGCTCTGCATAACGCAAAGCCTCATCCTGAAGACGACCTGCTTCTTCTTTTGCTCTTCGTTCCTCATGATACTCAAACTTTAATTGTTTAATGCGTTTCTGAACATTCTCATTATAGTTTTCTATTTCATCATCATCAGGAATCTGTGGCTCACTACCATCAGATCTTCTGGGTTTTCCTCTGTCTTGCTCTGGAGTATCGTCAACAACTTCTATTTCAAAGCCATCATCCTCCTGATCAACTTGATCTTCCTGAACATTTTGATCTTCAGTAAAATCATCTTCATACTCTTCTTGTTGCGCTCGATTATTCATGCTCTTGAATACCCCCTTGGATCTTCCACAACTGCTTCCACAGTGTCATCGTTAATAAGACGAAACTCTTTCCCATGTACTTTAAATCGAGTGCCTGAGTAAGATCGAAAGATTACGAAGTCTCCCTTCTTGCAGTACGATCCATGTGGAAATTTTTCTTTATCAGCGTAGGCATCTGCGCCTAGCTCCATAACAAAACCAATAATAGAAGCAGTCTCTTCTGATGCTTTAAGGCCATCAGGCATAAACACCCCACCGTCTGTCTTGTCGCTGATTTCTGGTACGCCAATAAGAATCTTGTATCCTTTTGGCTGTGGCAGTTTAGTAGCTACCTTTTCTTCTGTAGTCGTATTTCCTGTATACATTTCAATACCTTGCAGTGATTTAAAGGTTCACAGTCACCTTGCGTGGACATCCACGAATACTCCCTGATTTGGACAATAGTAAAAAAATTTTTAACTTTCAATATATCTTTTTTCTATATCCTCTAAATCTTGTCGTATAATTTTTACTAGATCACATCTACCGACCAAACGATTATACGAACCAAGATCTTCTGCCTGACCAGATGCAAGATATGTCTTAATATCTTCTTCATACTCGTCAAGCTTTCGCCCTAACAGCGAAAACACACTATCACTCATCTCCCTTTACAAGCTCCTTAGCTATTTCAATACCTAGTTTTGCGCCCTCTTTCTGGTCTTCACGTTGTGATTTATCCAGATCGGTGGCTAGTTTTACGCCAAGACGTGCACCCTCACGTTGGTTCTCAGCGGAAATACGTTCTTGTTGAATTTGTGCATTTGAACTTTTTGCCATCGCATCAAGCTGCAACTTCTGCGTATCCATTTGGATCTTGTGCTCTAGTTCTTTTTGCTTAATTTGAAGTTCTGCTTGTTGCATTTGTACAACAGGATCTTGTTGTTGTTGTTGCATTTGCTGTTGTTGAGCTTCTGCTTGACCTTTTTGCAACAGTTTCTCTGCTGCTTCTTTTGCAAGCCTTGAGATCTCCACCTCTACATCTTCTGGTAGTGGCTGATCTTCGTTTGGCAACTCGACACCAAGCATCTTTTCCATCTCACGTCTATACTGGAACGCAACATGTTCTGTAACATGCGCTGCCATAGCCGCACCAATAGCTTGTGCAAACGGTGACTGCCCTACAAGCTCTCGCATCTTAGGATCTTCTATAGCGCCCATGTGAACTGCTATGTGTGCTTCATGATCTTGATACTTGAATGCCTTAGTTGGCTCTTGCTTGAGCATCATCATGTTTTCTGTAACAGGATCAGCAGGTTTAATATCATCAGGTAGTTTAACAATATCGCTTGCATCCTGTATCCCCAACACTTCTAGCATCTGACGGTGCAACTTGCCCATGTCGTATAGCTGAGGCGCTTGTTGAGATAGCTGCAAAGCTGCCTGATACTGCATGATTCTTTGAGCCATTGTTGCAGCGTTAGGATCTGAAACAGGTATAACATCTACTCGTGCATCAAAGTCTTTTTGTCTGTCAAAGTCACCATCCATTTCATAAGCATATTCTGATGGCATGTAATCGCGTATGATCTTTGACAGCAGGCGTAGTTCGTTCTTCATGGCTGCATGCATACGAGCTTGCACACCAGACATAACTTTCATGCTGCGTTCCATTAGAGCGAGCGTTGTGCCTACAGGTGCTTGAGCATTTGTGTCTCCAACCTGTATATCAGCAACTGAACCTATCCTACGTCCTTCTTCGACAATGTTGCCAAGTAACGAGTATAGAACGCCTGATGGCTCTTTGTAAGGGATGAACGTAATTGAATCCCGTATCGCACCACCTGGAACATCCACGTCCCTGAACTCACCTGGCATAAGCGGAGTGTCATCACCTTTAATGCGGAGACCGCGAGCTTTAAGACCCGCAGGCAAATTAGATAATGTACCCGCATCAATAAGTTGGCGAAGGATCGAAGTCGCTGACTTAGCCAATCCACCAATGAGATGGATAAGACCTGTGCCGTAGAAACCCAATCCAGGTAGGTATTTGTAATGTACGAAATGTAATCTTTTCTTTTTCTTTTCATCTTCCTGATACCAGTTTTTTCTTATCGCCAATACTTCTTTTGAAGACTTATCAATCGTTACAACGTAAGGTCTGGCTATTCCATCTGGATCATCGAACTCATCTGGCATGTTCATGGTAACATGCATCTCTAGAATTGTATGACGATCATCATCTTCTATTACTGCGCTCTCACCATCAAGCTCATCATATTTTTCCTGTATGTCTGAAAAGTCTGGCTCTGGATCAGGAATGTCTACTTTCTTGTAAAACCCTGCAACCTGTAACTCTAGGATTTCGTTAGCCGTCTTCTTCATGATGTGTGTATATCTAGGACAAGAAGCCAGATCTGATGCACCATAGGAAGCAACAAAGTCTTCTGCGGGAACAAACATAGCTACAGGTCTATCTTCTAACGGATCATAGTAAACCTTTTTGAAAGCAGACCCTGCAAGCGGTAGCTTAAAGAGCATTTGCTCTGTCTCATCACGGTATTCCGTCATCTCTTCAGTCAGAAGATAGTTCATTTCTGTCTCTATTCTGTCTGCCTGATCTGTCTTTTCTGGGGTTAATTTACCCATAATCTTGGTTCTTACTGGCCCAGACGCAGGGAATAACTCACCCATTGCCTGTGCCTGAAACCTCACAACGGCCTCTGTAAGAACTGGATGGAACACACCAGATGCCCCTTGCCACGGTTGGCTACGTTCTTCTATCTTCATCCCAAGAAGATCTAATCCTTTAACGTAGGCTCTTGCCCAGTCTTTTCTAGACTCACGATCAGAATTAAATTCTCCTACAAGTTCAGATGCCAATGATTGTAATTCAGATTCATCGATAAACTCAGCTAGGTTTGCGTCATGATCTGGGCCTGTAATGCTTTCGCTTATGTCCCCTTCAAAGTCTATGATCACACCACCGTCACCAGTATCTATCGATACAGCATCAGGATTTATAATCTCTACTTCAATATTTTCAGCATCCGTTTCTTCGATTTCTAGATCCGAAGGTTCCATTTGCTTTTCAATAGCCATGACTATCTCCTAGTAATACTCGACTGGTCTTTGATATTTTGGCTCGTCATCCCAGTCATCCATTTCGGCTCTCACCCAACCGCCTTGCCTGAACCTTAGCAGAGCTTGTGTGGTGGAGTCCACTAAATCATCATGATCCCCAGAAGGAAATGATGCACACTCTTCAATCACTTCTTCCGACCATCTAGTAGGAAGATACCATATTGAGCCGCTTGCGAATAGGTCTGTTACTGCATTTACTCTAGCAATCTTATCTTGTCCACGCGAAGGTGTAAACTCTGTTACTGGAATACCCATAGCTCTAAGCTCAAATATCAGGGGTGCACCAGAGGCTTTCTTCTCCACAATCATCTGATCAGGTTCAAACTCTTGGTACTTATCGTATGCTGCGCGTTTCAATTCAGGGAACTCTAGCTTTTCTTTGTAGGCATCAAGCAAAATTACATTAGGCTGACCCTCAATGTAGAACACACCCCATGTTGTACAGGCACTGTAGTCTGATCTTTGGGTTTTAAGAAACGCTGTATCCCAAGATTGTATGATAGCCTCACACGGTGGCGGTCTATCGTTCTCCCATTCCTGCCACCACTCTCGTTTGATGAGAGCACCTTCCTCAGATGTGGGGTCTTGTTGATACTGGGCTGACCATTTCGATACAGGAAGTTCTGCTTTTAGTGCATCTAGTTCATCTTGAGACCAGAACTCAGGCCATAACGGCTTGCCTGATGGCATGATCGCAGGAAACTCTATCACTTCCCAGTCATCCATTCCCTGTCTGTCTGATGTTGATTGTAGAATCTGACCAGTGAGATCCTTCTTAGACCATCTGGTCATCACAACAATGATAGCTCCTCCTGGCTGTAGACGCTGCCGTGGGCCTGATGTGTACCATTCGTATACTCTGTCGTAGACATCAGCGTTAAACTGCCCTTGTTGCGCGTCCTGTTCGCTGTGAGGGTCATCTATGATCAAAAGATCTGCACCTTTACCTGTAACCGCACCGCCAACACCAATCGCAAAGTAATCACCGCGCTTGTTTGTGTTCCACCTGCCCGCAGCTTTGGAGTCTGATGACAGGGTAATGCCACTAAAAACTTTCTGGAAGTCTTCTGATTGTATCAGGTTTCTAACCTTACGACCAAATCCCACCGCAAGTTCTGCTGTGTGTGCCGTTTGAATAACTTTCTTTTCTGGATACTTTCCAAGAAACCATGCAGGCAAAAGATAAGAAGCAAACTCTGACTTGGTATGTCGGGGTGGCATGTTGATGATTAAACGCTTTAGTTCACCCTTGGCTACTCTCTCGAAAGCATCAGCCATCTTTTGATGGTGAGTGCCTGATATAAAACTAGGCCACATCATTCTTACGAAGCTGATGAAGTCATCTTTGGAAGCAGATTTGTTTTCTACTTCCTCTAGTTCTGCCAGAAGATCCAGTAGTTCTACCTGCTGCTCTACAGGTAACTGGGATATCTTATCTTTCATTGCAGCAAGTTTCTGCATCTTTTCTCCGTTTGTAAGGTAGGCAGGCTAAGGGTGGGGTTGCCCACCTACCAAGAGACAGATAAGGGAGAATTTCTATCTCAAAATATAGTATATACTAATATATATATTTTAAGTATATATATATATTAATATTATATATATATTATATTATATATATTATATATATTACAGGAGGCACAATGACAGAATCTAATAAAGCAGATGTTGTTAAGTTAAAACGCAACACGTTACTTGCAGAATCCGATTGGAAACAGGCAAACGATAGTTCATTAACAGATGCTGAAAAAAATGATTGGTCTGTTTACAGTGATGCTTTGCGTAACCTGATGGTACATGAGAACTGGCCTAATCTAAAAGATGCTGACTGGCCTGCGGAACCTAAGTCTACAGGTAAACCTAAACGAGCAAGAAATTCTAAAGGGCAACTTATCGGGGATAATCCTGACACGCCTGATATAAATGAAGCATGGGAAGGTGGGAAAGCACCATAATGGAACTTTCAATACCTATGATATGGAATATCATCGTTGCTTTAGTTGTAGTGCCTATGGGGTGGTGGATTAGTCAGATGAGTAGTGAGGTAAAAAGACTCAACATCTTGCTAAACATGACTCGTGAGAGCTATATTAAACGAGAAGATCATCAATCAGAACTGTCTAGGGTGGTAGACCATCTGGTTAGATTAGAAGGAAAGATAGATAAACTAGCAGAAAAGGTCTGAAGACGGGAGATATTCGGTTAGGGTGCAGGCATCGATCCGATTAGTTGTGTCGCAATGGCAACAGGTGCTTTTAAAGGTCTCAAAGCAGCCATTGGTGCGGGAAAAGATTTACAGGATATGACAGGACAGCTTGCTAATTGGGGCAAAGCTTTCTCTGACTTTACAAATATAGAAGAACGAGAGAAGAATCCTCCGTTCTGGAAGAAGACATTCAAAGGATCTGATGAAGAGACAGCCCTACAGATCTTTGCTCAAAAGAAAAAGATGGAGCAAATGAGGGCAGAGATAAAAGATCACATATCTTGGACATATGGCCCAAGTGCCTGGAAAGAAGTGCTGTCCATAGAGGCGAGAATGCGTAAACAACGCAAGGATGAGCTGTATCGCAAGCAAGAACAGGTAGATGCCATGATAAATTTCGCTATTGGTGCTACAATATTCCTAATAGGTGGGGGTATATTGTTTGTTTCCTTCTATCTTCTAGGCCAATGGCAAGGTAGGTGGTGATAATCATGCACAATAAGGATTGTTTATAGATGTGGGTACTATTATGGCTACAGTTAGTGAGTGGAACCTTTGATCATTACCATGTTGGTAGCTATTCTAACGAAGAATCCTGCAAAGAAGCTAAGGCAAAAGCAAAAGTTCTAGTCACCAACACCAGTTCTAAAGTCGTATGCATCAAAATTGAGAAGTGAAATTAGTTCAATTGAACAAATACAAGTGGGCGGCACTAGATGATGACGGCACTATCCTAATCATCAGCAGTAATTCCAATATAGTTAGAACCAATGCACCAATAATAAAAAAAGCTCGCTATAAAAAGAAATATAACAGGCGAGCAAAGTCTAAGTGATTAACATATTTCGTTTTTTGAATGTATATTATAGAGGGGGTGTAGGATTCCTAGGGGTTTGTAATCGTTTGTGTGGAACATCATGTATACGTACGAGCGTGGGCGTCACGCAGACAGGGGGGTCGGGGGTAGGTGGGGTAAGCTAACTCATTATAAATTTATACACGCACGGCTCGACCCAAAACACACACTAAAAAGTTCAATAGAACTATCCTAACAGCCTATTCAGTCTAGCTTCTAACTCAGCCTTAATCGTCTCAGGGTCTCGCTCTGTCTTATCTTCCGTTTCTACCTTGTCCGTAAATAGTGCAACTGATTTACCTAGAAGTTCTAATGCTCTTACTCTTGCACCATCTGAGTTATCCTGATTGGTTGCCTCATCTGTAAGCTGTTTCAAAACGAAATCACTTCGAGAGAGGCTCAACATGCGCTGCTGCTTAACCCTATCAGCATTTAAGACCTCTAACCTTTCGGAGACCTTTGGGTTCTGTACTAGTAGACAAGCCTCTGTATGAATACATGCTGCACTCATGTTTGAGGCATCGTATGCTATCCTGTATGCTTCACTAAAGTTATTACCCTCGAACACTGCTAAAGCAAATGCCTCTTGCTTATCTGTTAACCCTGTTCTCTTACTGGTGGCACTCTTCTTCCTAGTGCCATTATTCTTCTTATTACCCTGTACTACTCTTAACTTAGGTTTCTTATTACTCACTATGGCAATCCTTCTAACGCTGCGCTTGCTTACGGGATTTTGGGCAAAACAAATCACCCTGATATTTTCACTTAATCTGGGGCAAACGATACTCAGAAAAAGTGCAATAGAACTTTTTTTATCCTAACATCTAAATTTTTTTTTGTCACGATATCCCTTTATTTATTGGCTAATACTGATAATAAGAGAATAAAAGAGAATAAAAGGGAATATAAGGGTTTACATAGGTATCTAGATATGCGAGAAGAATGACAGACGCAGGGAAGCAACGAGGTTTTAACCCTCACAATCCCTCCGAACATAGGCTCACAAGCCCTGCCAATAGGCTCACCAAAGCACCTCGCCGCGAGGCACACGCCACCAGATATACTGGACGGTCTGTAAAAGAGAGATGCAAGTAGGACTGACCGACAATGCATGTGTAAATTTAGTGCATAAAAATTTCTGCTTAATGTAAACGCTGCGAGTGCCGCCACTGAGAATAGGGTCAGTGAGGTGGTTGAATGTAGAGAATAACAGCTTTCAGTAGTAGTGACGCAGAGATAGCACAGAGTGAAACAATAGAGAGCGGCAGCAATCAGTTGCCGTTGTCATGGTTTCATTTAACGGAGGTAAACCACAATGGCATCAATCAATACTGAAATTACTTCATTCTCAGCTTATGGAACTGAGACAACGACTACAATAGTTGCCGATACTGGAAGAACAGCATGGCTAAAAATTAGATCAGGCGGTGTTAGATGTGCATTTAAATACAGCTACACTGACTTCGATGGTGATCGTTATGTAGTACGCACCAATAGTTGGCTGCATGAGACAGAGGGTCACGAGTACTCTCATGAGGAATTTGATCCTGATAACCTTTATCACCTTGCTTTTCTTACCGCTAAGGTAAAGCAGATAGGCAAGCGTTTCCCTGCACCAATCGCAGCGTAAGATTAACAGTGCAGCCTACGGGCTGCATCATTAATTTTATGAAGGAGCAAACAATGGTTAAAATTAAAGTTGATTACGCCCAAGTGACTATGGATTTTAATGATCGTTGGGTGGTCATGGTTAGCGATGAGCAAGGCCGTGAGTATTCGAGGTCAGACGTTAACTTCATTGAGCATGATAATGCTGTAGCGTTTAGGGATCGGATAACAGAACGTGGCTACCTCAACGCAGAGCTTTGGGATTGTCGCATCCCTTACGGCACTGAGGCTTGGCTCTCAGATGGCATGGAGCAACGCACAATTGAGGATGAGCGTCACGGTTTCATATAACCGTTCAAAATAATCAGAGAGGAGAAGACAATGACACAGCAAGAGTTGGCTAGAAAAGTAAAAGAATATGCAGCCATAAATTATGAAACGCATGGATGGGATATCATTGTGGAATGTTACAACGAGGCAATGATCCTTGCCATGCTAGAAGAGGCAAACATTATGACCCTTCACGCTGCAATAAAAACAGTCAGAGATGTCGCTAAGATGCGAGATGAAAGACGATCAGAAATTCAATCAACAGGAGAATGGTAAATCATGAGACCATGAGTGCAGCCTCTAGGGGCTGTAGTCGCGGCATCATGCCGATAACAGAAACTTGTCAGCCAAAAAGGATGAACAGATGACAAATTCAAAAACTTTTACCGTATCCGATACCGCAATCAACAACGTCTACAACGCGGAGCAAGAGATCGCCTCTCTCAAGGGTGTAAACAAAGAAAACAATGCCGCTGCTAACAGCGCAAAAATGGGAGCTTATGGCGAGGTTATCGCTGCCATCGCTCAGGTCAAACTAGTCAAGGGCAACCTACCACGCGCCAACTCTAAGATCCTCAAAGGCTCATTAGTTGAACAGGCAGGTGTAAAAGAGGCTACTGCCAAACGCTACCTTGAAAATTCTGTAGGTGCTATCGTATTGCTCAAGGATCATTTTGGTGAAATACCAACCCAGTACACACCTGATGCTATCGTCAAGGATCTTGCAACGCTAGAGATCGACAGCGAGAACAAGCTTGCCAAAGCGGTCAAAGGTGAGAGCGACAAATCAAAAGCGCAGCGCCTCGCAGAGCAAGTGGTCGGCAAGTTCTCAAACAAAAAAGATGAGAACGGCAAGAGAGTGCAAGGTGATGTATTCAAAGATGGCCTGACTGATGAAGAGCTTGATGAGTTCGAGAACGCCATGCGTGAGCTTAAAGCTGCTCGTACAGCATACCGCAACTCAGAGGCTGCTAAGGCTGCTGAGGCTGAGGCTGCTGAGGAAAATGTAGCAGTTGATAGCACAGTTGCTGAGTTCACTGACGCAGCATGAGACTGAGCAAGCGCGAAAAGCGCATCATCTTTGTTGAGGGCGTTGCTTCTGGCATCGCCTTCACTGCCTTAACAGTGGGCATACTCATAGTAGTACTTGCATTTTAATCTCAGCCCTTTCGGGGGCTGAATTTTTAAGTGCAATAGAACTTTTTAGAGAGAGAGGTAAACATGAAAAAAAATCAAGATCCTAATGAATATTTTGGAAGTTTCTTTAATGAGGAAATTGGAAAATCGCTCAATGTAGATAGCACAAAGCTAGTATACTCAGATCCCCCACTTTCAATAACAGATTATGACATGAAAGAAAAAGTAAGAGAAGCTTTCAACATGGCAAAAAAGGCATTGATAAATGACTACATGTACATGGGAACTTGTTCGTTAGATGGGTTTGAATACCTGATGTTCAAGCATATCGAAACCAGAGAATACATAAAGATACCTAAGAGGGGGTAATCACAATGGAACTAGAAGACACCTACAGTATGAACATAGTTGAGGCATACAAAAAATTCAGTGTGCAAGAACTAAACGACATGCTTGTCAAAGCAAATGAGGATTTTGACAATGCTGTAAAAGAAGAAAAAGAGAGCGGTCTACGCTCCAAACGAGACAGAGTAGAGACATGCTCTGTAAAAATCGAATGTCTAAATTTTGTAATTGCAATCAGAAAAGCAGACGAACTGCTTTCAGAAATAGAGGGAAAATCCTAATGAAACTATCACAAGCAAAGGCCATCGCTAAGGCCGCTATTACAGTCAAGACTGACACATTAGATTGTGTGCCGTACCTTGTATCAGGTGCAGGGATTGGCAAGACTTCCATTGTCCATGAGATCGCCAAGGAATTAAGCATTGGTTGTCAGATATTATCACTGGCTCAGTATGATGCAGGTGAGCTTGCAGGTTGGGTACTACCCAATGCTGATGGCGAGACGATGGATCGCAGATGTCCTGACTGGATGCCACGAGATGGCAAGGGTATCTTATTCCTTGATGAGCTACCACAAGCACCAGTGTCTAACCAAAACATTGCTGCACAGTTGGTCAATGAGAGACGCATAGGCAAACATCACCTTCCAGAGGGTTGGCATATCATTGCGGCAGGTAACCGCATGTCTGACCGCGCAGGTACAAACAACATGCCTTCTCACCTCAAAGATCGCTTGATGTTCCTAGACATTGAGGCTGACCTAGAAGATACGATTGGCTACTACTACAGCAAGCGTATTGATGAGCGTATTGCTGCATTCTTGCGCTTCCGTCCTGAGTGGTTGCACAAGTTCAATCGTGATGAGAATGCTTGCCCATCTCCTAGATCATGGGAGCGTGTCGCTACTATCCTCAAATGGTCTCTTGATCCAGTCAATCAGATTGAAGCTATCGCAGGTCAGGTTGGACGTGCGGCTACGGCTGAGTTCAATGGCTTCCTCAAGGTGTATGATGTTGTACCTGACATCGATAAGCTGATTGCTAATCCTGCAAGTGCAGATATTCCTGATGCACCTGATGTTCAGTATGCTGTATGCGCTGCATTGTCATCCAAGATGACTGGCAAGAACGCCAAGAACATCGTGACATATCTAAAGCGGCTACCTCAGCAGGAGTTCGCTGCCTTTGTGATCAAGGATGCAATGAACCGCACTGATGATCTCAAGCGAGACCTCAAGGCTGATGCATCGATCAGAGAATGGATCATGTCAGTAGGCAAGAACCTTATTCTTTAATCACAGTAAAGCAGGCGTACACGTCAATATGCCTGCTTACCATTTCAGCTTTTAGTTCTATTGAACTTTTTTAGGAGAAAATTATGGACGCACAAATGAAAGTGTCTCGCGCTGTTACGCGCCTAGTTGTCAAGCATCCCTTCTTTGGGTCAATGTGCCTATCAATCAACGTCAAGTCAGAGGATGACATCCCGACTATGTGTACTGATGGCAAGGCTATCTTATGGTCACCATCATTCGTTGATACAATGGATCAAGAAGAGACCGTAGGTGTCATGGCTCATGAGGTTTTGCACATTGTATTCAAGCATCACCTCAGACGTGGTGTGCGTGACCCTGAGCTTTGGAATATTGCGACTGACTTTGCAATCAATCAAGTGCTTGTGGACAATGGCTTTACTCTCCCAGAGGGTGGGCTGATTGATCCAGAGTACAAGGGTCTCAGTGCAGAAGCTATCTTTGATCGACTACCTGATGATGCCAAGAAAAAGTATGCTCAAGGCGCTGCTATGGGTGAGGTCAAGGATGCCAAGAAGGATGATGGCGGTGACATGTCAGAGGCTGAGGTCAAGCAGATGGAAGCAGACATTGATACCAAGGTAATGATGGCTGCATCTGGGGCTAAGGCAATTGGTAAGCTACCCTCTGCTATCAAGTCTTTGATTGAGGAGATGGAGCGCAGTCAAGTTGACTGGCGTGACGTGATGCGTAGGTTTGTTGGTGGTGATCAGCCAGATGACTACAGCTTTCGCAAGCCTCAGAAAAAGATGTATCACATGACTGGTATCATCTCACCGTCTATCGAAAAGATTGGTGCAGGTGATGTGGTTGTCGGCATCGATACAAGTGGGTCTGTATCTAAGCGAGAGCTAAAGTTCTTCCTTGGTGAGATCAATGCTATCAGTGAAGACATCAAGCCACGATCAATCACGGTGATAACTTGTGATGCTCAGATACAAACGGTCAGACGTTACGAGCAAGGTGAGGAGATCGATAAGATTGAGATCAATGGGCGTGGTGGTACGAGAGTGAAGCCAGTGTTCGACTACATTGAAGAGCACCAGTTGCCAGTAGACAACATGGTCTACCTCAGTGATCTGGAGATCTGGGATTACCCAGAGAACCCACCACACTACCCAACACTGTGGGTCTCGTCATATCTAAGGTCTAAGGAAGCACCTTGGGGAGACACCACCTACCTGACAACGTAGGTGACCTCATGATTTATAGTGTGGCAACAATAACAATCTGCATCCTCTGGTCAGTGGGTGCAGCATTAGGATGGTGGAACATATGAAAATTAAAGGAGTGAGAAATGCCTAAATATACAACAGTAGTACGAGCGGACTTTGATGCAGATGAGAGCTTTAAGAAAGCATATAAAATGATGATGAAGTATCTCAAGAAGAATGAAGCTGATGGCAAGATGGCGATGGTCAGTTTGGCGAGAGCATTGGGCGGTGTGCTCATGCTTACGACAGAAGAAAAGCAAAGAGACATGGCACTTGCTACGGTTATAACTCAGATGTGTCAGACCTTTGCTGACTTCTTGCAAGCGGAGGATCAAGATGAGTGATGAACTAAAACAAATGGTTTTGCGATACTTGGCAGACATGGCAGATCGCGGAGATTACGAAGCAAAAAAATTATTTGATATGATTTCAAAGGAGTACGAAAATGAACTTCCAGATTGAAAACATGGAAGGGTTTTTACAATGGGTAAAGACCTGCCCTTATGCATACAGCATTAGCTCAATGTCTGGTGGATTTATCCATGTCAAAATTTTAATTCCAGTAGACAAAAAAATAGAGGCTTCTAGTGACTGATGAGTGCAAGGACTGTGGCGATAGCGTTGCGTGGGGCAGCGGTAAGTTCGTCAACCGACTACCTGCGGAGAGTGGGTTTTTTATATGCGCTGATTGTCAGTGTGTCGAGTGCGACAAGTGCCATCAAGATGTTATCGAATGGGGTCACCCACCTCATGATGACTGTGAGATATGGTGCTTTGATTGCTTACCAGAGTGAAGTCGTGGGGCAGCGGAGGACTGCCCCTCAATCAATTTAATAACAAAAGAAAGTGAGTTCAATATGAATATCGATATATCTATTAAAGATGCAATGCCAGAAGCTATTGAGGAGATGATGGAAATTGCCGTTAAGTACAGGAATAGATCCGAAGAATGTACAATTCTTAATCGTAGAATTACTGATGACTTTGATCTTCAATCAATTATAAATGAAGTAGCAAGACACTATATCATCAGAGTTCTTGAAGAAAATAGATGGAGAGTCGAAGATTCTTACAGGGTGCTTGGTTTTAACACTTATCAAACATGTAGTAACTGGATGAGAAAACTAAACATAACTAAAGAATATGTTAAAAAACATAAAAAAGAAAAATTAAATGCAAATTGTTTAAGGGGAGTAGTTTAATGATTAAATATTTTACGTTCATGGTGTTAAGTTACTTTGTTCAAGGCGAACAGGTAACACACAACATACTATTTAAAAGCTATGATGATTGTAGTTATAGCAAAGAGGCCATGTATTTTATGATGGAAAGCCAACATGATGCAGTAACGATACACTGCAAGGGCACTGAGGTTGCATCTAACAAACTGGTCAAGCCAAAGGTGAGACCATAATGGGAGATGAAGCACTAAGCCCTGCTCAAAAGTTTGAGTATCGTTTCTTAAAGCAGCAAGTAAATAGGCTAGAAGAAGAGCGGTATCGGTTCGATGCTAGTCCTAACGTACAACAAGATTTGTTTCATGCGCGTGAGGATCTAAAGTCGTTTGTCTCAAAGCTAAGAGTTAATGGTGTAAAGATATGAAGCGTTTCACAACAGCAGAAAAAGAATGGTTAGGTTACAAACGTAAGCTTGCCAATAATAATATGAAGGTGTCGTTATCAAAAGCACCTTGGGAAAAAAGTTCAATAGAACTAAAAACAGAGAGTGAGAAAAATGGAATACAAGAACAATCTAAAAGTAATAGAACACGCAAGGGAAGAACTAAGTAGGTTCTTCAAAACGTATGGTTTTTCTGGTGATGAGATCAAAGAGTTTTGTCAAGATGCCAGTTCATACAACTGGAAAAACTTTGATTATGATGGAGCGCCTACAGTTCTCAAGCTAATGAGCGACAGCATAGGCAGAGACAACATCAGGAATGTGGTTCTATATGCTCATAGTTTTCTAAAGTTGATCAAGGGTCACAGAAGTAAAGCTAAGTATGTAGAAGATAAAAGCGTTATCAAGAAAGCCATCGAAAGCAATGTTGTTTGGGCAGCAAGTGAACTCAATGAAGCCTTTCCATCTAGGGGTTGGGAGGTCAGATGTGAAAGAGGCAGTAAACCTTACGTTGAAGAACAAACAGGTAGATACGGCAGCAACTTCAATGTCGATGTACCTCTTGGTTGGGGTAAGACTGTATACGCAGAGGGTATTGCCACTGTCAAAGCAGGTGATGGCGAAAGATTTATCATGAATGCCTATAAGAAAAACCTTGGCAGACTAGTCAAGGATGGTGTCGTTGCTTACGAATGTGATGTTCTTAAAGTTTACCGTGATAATGCTACCATAGAAAAAGGTTGGGTATTCAAGTACGAAACGTATGACGATACTATACTTGCTACACATCAAGAGTTCTCTCGTGCAGAGAGCTTGCTTAAAAGAAGGATCAAGGATACCGTTGTGAAGGAACTTGTGGACTTCTAAAAGAGGGGCGGCAAGAGCCGCCCTAGTTGGAGCAAAAATGAAAAACAATTATAGGGTAACATAAAAAATAAAATGTACAAAGAATTAAATCAAGAAGCTCTCATTGATCTTGTTAGTCAGTTACCACCCAAGGCAACTGGCGAACAAGTTATAAATCTTATCGTAAATATTATGGAAGTATACGGTATGGGAGAAAATTGGTTTCATATTGCGGTCAGCATTGGTCATGTTCTTGAGCAGCTTAATGACGAAAACATAGAGAATGTGACCATACACTGACGATAGTATAGAAACCTCTCATCAGGTTCGCCTCAATTTACTATCGTTAAACTAGCGCAGGTTGAGAACGCTGCTCTTCTCCCTGCGTATTTTTTTAAAAAAAAGGAACGCCCGAAGGCGTCCCAGTATCAGAGTGGAGAAATCCAGATGTATGTCTGAACCAATATCCTGACGCAACATCTAGCACTCCGATATAAGAACGTCAAATACTTTCAATCATCTTATCACACAAGTTGCTGACGAGCCTCAGTGTTTCATGATGCGTAAGCTCAAGCACTGCCACCTCTTTACCGTCTACATAGACATGAATGACTGGTGCTTCTTCTCCCTCACGAACAATCAAAAACTTTTTAGAATGGGAGGGGATCATCATCATTATCTACATCGTTATAATCATTTGGCACATCAAGGAACTCATCAGGTACATGCTTCCTGTAGGTTGATGTCGGAACATCGAAGTCAAGTTCGGTCTCTCCTTGCTTACCAACCCATGAGAAGCGGCACTTCCATATGTGTATCTCTGATACAGGAGATCCAGATGGGTGTGGTCTGTGCACAGTAAGACCAACGTCAGCCTTAGCAAACCATGCTGCACTACCAGATATATCATATCCTTTTGGTGCAGGTACTTTGCCGTCTGTTCCTCGCATCATCTTTGTTGGATGAGCTACGAACCACAAGTGTATGCCATGAGCCTGAGCAAATACTCTGAGCTTTGTCAGTATGTCTGACACCCACTCAGTCTCACTTACATCTCTTCCCTTTTGAATGTAATTGTATGGGTCTATGATAGCACCTCTAACACCATGTCTAAGCACTGCTATCTTTAGTCTTTCGATGATGCTATCAATTGAAGACATTGATCCATCAGCTTGATACAAAAAAGAAAAGTGCGATTGAACAAATTCTTTTCCGTCTGATAATTCTTTATGGCTAAGTCTTTTCATTGAGCCTTGGAAGAAAGGCTTACGAATGTACTTACTGATTAGCTTTGCTATGTGAATCCTTGGCTCGTTTTCAAAGGAACATATTGCAAACTTCCAACCCTTCTCTTGTGCCATGTTCATCATGATCTGATCTACAAACTCTGACTTGCCAGAAGATGGGTGACCAGTAACAACCGTGAGCTGTCCTGCTACTATCGTGTACAATTCATCTACGTTGTCGTAGCCAGTGCTCTCACCTCTGCCCATACCGTTCTCGTAAATTTCATCAAGTTGTTCATAGAAATGAGAAGCGTCATACAATCCCGCGACAGGCCAAGGTTTACAATCAACTACAACTTTATCGATACCATCCTTGCCATGCTTGAGAAGCACATCGTTGGCATCCTTGCATCCCTCTGGGAACTCTATCTTGAAGCATCGATCCTTGCCGATACGTCTGGCTATCTCTTCCGCCATTGCCTGACCTGCACTGTCTGCATCAGTGGCGATTATGATACGAGCAGCCGCATCTATTTTCTTCTTTGCTGCCCATAAGAACTTGAATTTATTATCTTCTTTAGGATCTATCTGCCCATCGACAACCTTCATGACCGCACCATTTGGCACTGACACAACGCTGTCGTAACCTGTTTCGATAAACGCAAGGGCATCCATCTCGCCCTCACAAATAATCATATCATCGTTACGTTCTACACCTTGCATATTAAAAAATGTTTGAGGTGCACCGCTACATGCGAAGCCTTTACCTTCTATCGATCTAATCTTGTACGCATAATCTTGACCCTCATTGGTGTACGGAAACATGATGCATTCAGTTTCTTTTCCTAGTGCCTGTATCCAATGATGCGTTGAAACCAATCCAACTTTAGTAGCGGTTTCTTTACTTATCCCTCGTTCTTGCAGCCAAACCAGGGAGCTTTCCGTTAATTCTTTTCTTTGAACTTTTTTTGCAATGGACATTGTTTTTTCTCTCTTTATCTCTGGTAACTCCTCTCGCATAGGAACAATACCTTGCTGACCACAGTGCCAACACTGATATAAAGTTTTGTCTTGTTCTATGCGGAGAGAAAGTGTCTTATCGTTTTTCTTTTTGCGGCTGTGACTACAGCTTGGGCATTTGATTTTATGCTGACCTTCACCCAATCTATAAGCCTCGCCACGAACTTCTTGTTCGATGTGCACGACTTGTTCTCCTACTCTGATCCGACGAACATAGAGGAAGGAATGCCGATGCGTCAAGCAAGAATTTTTCGAGAGTATTTATATATATGTTATATATATATTATATATATATTAATATTATATATATATTATATTAACTATATTTCTTTATTAGAATAGTATCATAAGATAAATAGAAAGGGATTTTATCTACGTCACAAGACCTAACCCTGATGATTGATCTTGGATTTTCTTTATCCAAACCCCAGTAAATAATTTTTTGTTTCACCTGCCTATCATTTTTGTAGATACGGTTCTGCATACAGTCGAGGATAAGGCTCTCGTCTAGGTCAGGTCTACGGCTTGCGTAATAGATCATCATCTCAACCACAACATCATCTGTCGTTGGCACTTCCATTACAGGACATTGCTGCTCGAACATCTTGACGTAGCCTCTAGCCTTTGTTGATTTGATTAGGGCAGGTTTGCCTCTAATCACTACCATCTTTCGTGAGTTAGCTTTCGAGGCAGGTTCACCATATATTGTGAAGGTCTTGTCAAAGTTATCCATATGTACCCTTAAAATATCTTATTTGACATTATGTTCCTTATATGATTTAACCATAAGAGAGTGGAGAATACAATGAAAATAACCAACGAGCATCAGTTGCCTGATGCCTTTCTTAATTTTGCGAGAGACGATAAGTACTCCAAGGGCAAGTCCGACATCAGTGTAACCACGCTGATCGACTCTCCTCGTGTTCGATTATTACGCGAGAAGAACAAGAGCGAGATGTCAAAGGATGTTGTCGATATGATCTGGCCTTTGCTTGGTACAGCGGTTCATCATATTCTCGAAAGCGCAGATGATCCTGAGAACGTGGTAAAAGAAGAAAGACTTTACGCCAAGGTACTGGACTGGGTTCTGTCAGGAGCATTAGATCATCAAGAGGTTTTGCCAAACGGAACTGTGCAGATTACAGACTACAAGGTTACGTCTGCATGGTCTGTTATTTTGGGTAAGAAAGATTGGGAGAGGCAGCAGAACTGCTACGCTTGGCTCATAGAAAATTCAGAGGATGGCAAAAATAAACTTAGGAAGGTCAGCAACATTCGTATCTGTGCAGTGCTTAGAGATTGGCAGAGACGTAAGGCTGAGTTTGATAAGGACTATCCCCAATCACCCATAGTTGTAATTGATCTGCCCCTTTGGAGTGAGGCAGAGCGAGAAGAATATATTTATGGAAAGATGCATGAGCACCAAGAGGCTCAAGCTAACTACGATCTGTTCGACAAGGAGCAACTATGCACACCAGAAGAACAGTGGGCGAAGCCCGATACATGGGCTGTAAAAAAGAAGAGCGTGAAGAGAGCACTGCGTGTCTACGAGACAGAGCAAGAGGCTATCGATCATATAAACAAGGAGGAAATCAGTTTAATAATAGAGCATCGTAAGGGTGAACTAACCAGATGCCAAGGTAATTACTGCGGAGTGTCAGAGTTCTGCGAACAATTTAACGGATGGAGAAATTAATGAGTAAAGAAAAGAAATCAGTGTGGGAAACACTGTCGGCCATCGATGTCAACGATAAGACCGAAAAGAAAAACGGCATGACATATCTTTCTTGGGCTTGGGCTTGGGGTAAGCTGAAAGAACATTATCCAGAAGCAACATTTTCCAAGCACCTTCATGATGGCATGGCTTATATAAAAGATGAAAGCGGATATGCTTTCGTTGAGGTCACTGTGACTGTCGAGGGAATTAGTGCAACTGAACTTTTTCCTGTTCTTAACTACAAGAACAAATCGATACAAAACCCAGATGCTTTTGAGGTTAACACCGCACTTCAGCGTGGTTTAGCCAAGGCGATAGCTTATCATGGTCTAGGTCATTACATATATGCAGGTGAAGATCTACCTCAGAGCGACGGAGAGGAGCGGCAGAGTAAGGGAAAGGTTAAAGAGGTTGTTGACCCTATACAAGAGACTACCCCCACTCCACCGCCCCCTGAGAGCACTACACCAGATGTACTAAGTGCTAAGGATGATACGGTTGAGAAGACTAACGGTTGGGATATGGTAACCGATGCCTTCACTGAGCTTATGAAGGTACACAATACTTATGAAAGTCTTGGTAAGCTTTGGAAGAAAAACAAATCAACTTTGAACTTGCTAGAAACCAATAGACCAAGCGACTACGAAGAACTTCTAACTAATTTTAAGAAACGTGCAAAAGAACTAAAGGAGAAAGCTAATGGCTGATTATGATAAAGCATCAGGTGCACTGTTTAAGAACAGAAAGAAACAAAATGAAAGACAACCTGACTACACTGGCAACATTGAGGTTGATGGTGATGTCGTTAGAGACTTGATGGCTCAGTTGAATGAGGGTGTTAAGCATCCAAAGGCAGATCTATCTGCTTGGATCAGACAATCTAAGTCAGGTATGAACTTTCTATCTTTAAACTCTAGTGTTTTTTACGAGCGCAACGGTGGTCACAATAGATCTTCTAACAACAGTAACACACAAGGATCTGTATCAAATGATATGGATGATGAGATCCCATTTTAAATTATGCTTATTCCGAAACACAAAAACATTCGGGATGAGAAGTATCTGAATACTTTGCGAGGATCTCCTTGCTTAGTGTGCAGACGCGGTGCAGAGGCACACCACCTACAACATGTTGGGGAACGTGGAATAGGCATGAAGTCGGGAGATAACTTCGCTGTACCTCTGTGCCGCACCTGCCATACAGAACTACACCGTTTTGGTAGTGAAAGAACATGGTGGGATTTAACTGGGATTGACTCAATAGGATGGGCAAAAAGAAACTGGGAGAGATTCAATGGTGACAGTAACTAAAGCAATGGTTCAGCAGGTAGAATGTCCTGCATGTGGAGCACAGTCTGGTCAGTCTTGCGGTCACAAGAAAGATAAAACAAAGAGCCATGTAGATAGGCTTCATGCTGCTCAGTTTCATTTCAACAGTGATGATGTACCACCTGACAAAAGATATACTGGAAAGAAAGTTTTTCATAGGAGTGAGAGATGAGCGAGATTAGAGATGCAGCCATGAACTTTGAGGCGGTAAAGGTATCGATGTCGCAGGACAGAAACGGTATCATACTGCGTCTTAACGTACACCCTAATGATTGCCCACAAGAACTACACACTGACTGGGTAGGCACAAGATATGTTGTGGCAATGGTTAGACTGAATGATCAGGACGAACCAGAGACAAGAGAAGAGCATCAGTACATTGAAAGGCTGATAGCATCAGCAGGTTTACTTTGCCGTAATATAGATTTTGGAAAGTATATGAATGATGCAGGTCACATAGATGAACATGATCCAGTAAAGGTTGAAGAGGCAGTTACGAACAGCATAAGGAAGTACTGCAATATAAAATCTAGAACAGAGTTCAGGAGTGACCCAGAAGCTCGTAAGAAATTTGAACAACTTAGAGAGGACTTTAAGACATGGAAGAAAAACTAATTGATTTGAATGAGGTTGCTCGAATGATGTCGATGCACCCCAAGTCTGCAAGAAAGATAATTAAGAAAGAAGATAACTTCCCAGACCCGATAGTGTTTAGTGAGAGGGTCAAGCGATGGAAGTACTCATCAGTAATTAAGTGGATAGAAAGTAAAGATGAAGCCAACGTATGAAAACTCTGGTGATGAGGTCAACGAAAGACAGCTTGCCTCATTGCTAGAGAGGAAGTGGCAATGTCAGATGCAGCGACAGATGAAGTACGCACAGTTTGATTACGTTGCGCTGCGAGGGAAAAAGATACAGGCGTTTGTAGAGATGCGTCACCGTGGTGTGGAGCATAACAAATACCCTACATGTTTTATATCTTTAACTAAATTACTTATGGCACAGAACTTAAAGAATGTTTGTAATGTGCCGTGTTTGTTTGTCGTTCAGTGGACTGATGCCACTGGGTACTGCAACCTAGATATGCAATGCGAGATTGAGTATAGCAGTGAAGGTTGGAACAGGCGGAACGATCCATCAGATATAGAGGCAATCGGACTGATACCAATAAACAGATTTAAAATGTTCAATTGAACTATCTGTAATCTTTCATGAACTCATTACCACGAGAGTAAAGCATTTGCTTCTTTTCATCTAACCTATCTAAGATCAATTGTTTTTGTGCATCTGGCATATTTACATTATCACGAACAGCATTTTGTTGGCGCGATATTTTTTTGATAGCATTGTTTATTGCTTTAATACGAGGGATTAATCTAAACTCTTCTGAGTATTTTTCTCTAGCTCTTATAAGCCTGTCTCTATCCCCTGCATCTTGTGCTGCTTTTATCTCTGCTGCAACGCGAAGAACCTTATCTCTTTTTTCCACAAAGATACCAATGTTTTCTCTGTCAGAAACAGTGCCGTATAACTTCCTTGCAAAGGGAATTTCTCTTGCTAGGTCTTGAGAAAATCCTTCAGCGTAAGCTGTGGTAGGAACGTCCACAAATGTTCTCTTTGTAAATCTCCCAATACCACCAGTTAAAAACTCAAACCAGTAATCCATAATCTCTGGATTCCAATCCACAAAACCAGAGATCTCGCTCGTACCACCAGTTAAAGAGTTTAAGTTTTCTGCAATCCATTTAGACGATGGGCTGACATTATTAAAATATCTTTGACTATCAGGAGAGTCATCACCAGGGTACGCCTGTTTATATACTGGCACACCTGCGTAATTTTCATTCCTCATGATCTCTACAAAAGGATCGAATGCAGTTGGCACAGCAAAGTTAAATAGATTTTCTGTTCCACCTATTGGATTAAGAGCATCCACCGCAGTCATCACCATGCTAAGACCGCCCTCTGATGCAGAGTATTCACCTCTCATAGTTCTACCCAATGATCGACCTGCATTGACCGCTGCGTTTAATCCATAGGGCATGGGTATTGCTAGGTAATCTCTACCTGCACCAAGATCACCTAGTGGTAAAACTAAATTATGTTCTAGAATATAATCTGGTATTTTATCATATATTAATATGCCATCTTCATCTTCTTCTGAAACAAGAGAGTTAATAAAGTCTTGAAATAAACCTGCGCCTACAAGACCAACCCATATGGCTTGTACTTTTTTAGATCTTAGTAGCGCATTGAAAAGTGCAAATGAACCTTGGATAGACGCGTTGTAAAACAGATACCAAGAGTTCATGAATGTCTTTGCTTCACCACCCTTACCAAAGTTTACCGTTACATTCCTAGCCGCTTGAGCTGCTCGCGCCCCTGAGAAACCTTGCTTCTTTAAATTGTGATATGTGGTAACACGAATAGCGTTCTCGATTACAGTGTTGTAATTCTCTAATAAAGTTAGGATTGAACCTGCACCCTTACCGACAAAACTATTCTTTACCTTGTTGAACTTACCTCGAACACCATCCTCTTGGATGTCTCCTAATATTTTATTAATGCTTTCAACTTGATCAGCGATACTGGTCATGGGGTTTGCAGAGTTCTGACCACCGTCACGAACAAATTCTCTGTAGATCTGAGACCACTCACTGCTCTCATCTCCGTTCACAATGGCACGTTTAATTCCTACGAATGCTTTCCTGTAGTCCTTAGACATAGCTCCAACCATGCCTTTAGCATCAAACTGTTGGACATTCACACCTGCTGTTTGCAAGTCACGAACCAAGTTAGTTATCATAAACTCTGGGTTGTAAGATGTGTTTATGTTTGACAGGTATCTATTTAACTTACCCATCGCACGATTGATTGTGTCAAGACTACTAGATCCAGTGCCGTCTGAACCTTTCAGTGATCTACCTAATCTTTTATCTGCTAACTCAACATAAACATCTTTGCCGTTTACCTTAGCCACAAATATATTATCATTATCTGCTGCAAATCTATCTACAATTTCAACTACATTTCCAGAAGAATCCAACGCTCTTGTTGTCGGCATCTTATCAAGGATACGTCCATACCCACGAGTCTCGTTTGGTTTGCTTTCCAGTAATCCAATGAAAGCTTGACCCACTTTGTTTCTCTCACCTCTGATAACTGCGTTCTGATTTTGATTTAACACAGTTGCAAGTATATCGGTTGCATAATCATATCTACCAAGAGCACGTCTATCTTCTCTGCCCCTAACACCAAAAGGACTTCCGCTTTTAGGTCTGGTAAAACTCATATCATTATCTGTTGGGTCTTCCTTGCCACGCAGAGGAACATAGTTATCAAAGTTTTTATCTTGCCGTAAGTCTTCGGCAATTAACCCGTAGTCTGCGCGGGAATCGTTCGTGTTTTTTATTATGTCTCTTATTCCAGATTGCATTCTTTGTAATCTTGCAGCGTTATCTGGATCAATGGTTGCAACCCAAGCTAGTATAGCATCAGCCTCTGCATCAGACATTCCAGAACCTGAGTCATTACTTGGGTCTCTTGTTCTTATAAACGCATTTCTTTCTTTAGCGTGAGTGGCATAAATAACTGCGTCACCTACAGCCTGTTTCTTACTTCCATAAGATGAGAGTGCTTGCTTTACAAATCCGTTTCCATTTTCAGATGCCGCATCAGATAAACCCTCAAGCCTATCAATACTATCTTGGGATATACTTAATTCTTTTATGGCATCAACTGGAGCGGCATATAGATCTTCTCTTGCCCTTAACTCTTCGGGAACTTTACCATGATAAAGCTCCTCTGCTAAATAAGCATCAAAAGCATCTGGTATTTCTACATTATTTTGCTGAAGTTCTTGATACATACGACCCACAGAAATAAAATCATCTTGAAATTTATTTATAATTTTATCAGCTATGTCTTGGGACTTAGTTTGTGGAATAAAATATCCTAATTTTCTTGCTATGAAGTCAGAAGCTTTGGCATAGCTTAGGTCATATTTTTTTTGCTCTATCTGAACAGGAAGAGAACTAAGCATTGTAGATTTTCTGTATGGATGTGTATTAGCTACAGTCTTACGAGCTTTCTTTTCCATTATAGGGAAGAATGTTTTTACATAATAAAAATTTGGTTGAAGAGTTGATACTTCTTTGCCTCGTGTTGAAACATTGCTGCCTCTTTCCAACACAAGCCTAAGAGGTGGACTTCCGTTAGTAATATTCTTGCGCCACTCAAGGACAAGCTTGTTCTGATTTTGATATGAGATTACATCTTCGCCATCTTGAAAGTCTTGTCTTCTCCATCTATCCATTAAATCTCTTATCGCTTCTTCAACCCTGCCGTACTTAGAGTTCATGAAAAGATCTTTGTCATGGCTTCTTTGCTGTATATGAACTAAACCGTGACCATCTTGGATGCCGTTAGCGTGATTGTTTTGAAGCCCTGTTGGGAGAACAACAAGACGTTCTGTTCCGCCCTCAAGCACCTTACCGTAAACAGGACTAGGGGCTTGACCTCTATCAGATTTTTTTACTGGAACTCTTTCGAGCATATAGCTTTTTCTATAATCCTCAGCAGTTGGCTCAACCTCTGGATCAAAGACAGCAAATCT